CGTTCGCGCCCGTAGCGAGCGCGACGTGGCCAATCACCCGATCGGCGTCGAATCGACGGACGATCGCCTAGAGACCATCCAGCAACCCTACGGCACCGACGGCAAAACGCGCCCGGTCACGGCCTATCAAGACCCCAAATCCGGGCGGCTCTTTACGCCGGATGCCGGGTTCCACCTCAACCCCGGCAAAGGGTATCAGCAGGAACTGGGGCAACAGCTGCTGCGCAAGAGCGACACGGCACCGCCGCCGCTCGCCGCCCAGGCGGTGCAAACGGTCTTCGCCTCCCCGCGTGAGCTGGAGACCTTTACCCGCGACCTGTCCGAGTGGGTGCGCCGTGCGGCAGCCGACCCGGCACTGCGCCAGGACTGGCGCTATGCCGGTGCTTTGTTGCCGTCGGTGTTGGATACGCTGCGGGTTGCCCCGCAGAGCGCGGCCATTACGCTGACGGGCGCGACGGTACGTGATGCCGGGAACGTCTCACTGTCTAATGCCTGGCTACGTCTGCCCGCGCTGTTGGCGCATCCCGATGTGGTACTGCAGGAAGCCAATGGCGACCTGGTGTATGTGGTCACGCAAAGCGGTACGCCGCGTGCTATGCGGGTGGGATTCTCTGCTGGCAAGCCAGTGGTCAAAGATACCTGGATGCTGTTTGACGGCGATGAGGTGGAGCTGATGCACCTGCCTGTCCTGGTGGGAGAATGGCGCGATGGCTGAGCTGTTTATTGAGGTGCCCGACACATTGCGGCTTGCCCTGGAGCGCATGGTGCGCCAGCTTGGCAACCGCCAACCGCTGATGCGGGCCATCAGTGAGGATATGCTGGACGCGGTAATGGAGAATTTCGCGCAGGAGGGGCGGCCCAAGTGGCTCCCTATCCAGCGGGCGGGTAAAATACTGCAGAAAACCCGCCGCCTGATGTCGTCCATTGACAACGATGCCGACAACAATATGGCCGTCGTCGGCACCAATGTGGTTTACGCCCGTATCCATAACGAGGGCGGTAAAACCCGCCCGCATGTGATCCGCCCGCGCTATAAGCAGGCGCTGGCCTTTAATGGTCGGGTGGTGAAAAAGGTCAATCACCCCGGTTCGGTTATTCCTGAACGGCGATTCTTGAGCCTGACGGAAAGCGATCACGACACCATCAACCACACCATCCAGGATTACCTGGACAGTGCGCTGGACGATTAGCGCCTGTGAACGTCCTCACGCGAATAACCGCCTGAATGGATACGATGTTACCAACCCGGCCCCGTTAACCGCTTATGCGGCGATTTAAACGGGGTTTAAAGGGGGTATCGGTCGCCGCGTTTGCCTGTTATCTTCTTTTCTCCGCGTTATCCTTGTTTCGCCCCCACGGTATTACCCACTACGCCCCGGTCACTGCTTGCTGTTTACCCCTCCCGGTAAAGTGCTGCCTATCAGCCACTTTAGGGAATGACGACTCCGTGAAATCACCGTTACGCCTCGCCGCGCTCAGTGTTGCTATCAAAAGTGCCGGGCCGCGTGTGCAGCTTTTCCCTGCCGGTGCTTTTCGTGCCAGGGATGGCAGACCCACCGATGCGCCGCACTGGTATATCGATGCGGCCCTGGCGCAGGTGCTGATTGATGAAGCGGCGCAGCGCAACACGCCGTACTGCTTCGATTACGAACACCAAACCCTGCACAGCAAGAACAACGGCAAGCCCAACCCAGCAGCGGGCTGGTTTACCACGCTTGAATGGGTGGAAGGCGAAGGCTTGTTTGCCATTGATGTGAAATGGACAGACGCCGCCCGCGCCATGATAGAGGCCGAGGAATACTGCTTTATTTCTCCGCTGTTCAATTACGACCTCCAGGGCAACGTAAAGCATTTGATTAACGCCGCGCTGACGAATACGCCTGCGCTGGATGATATGGAGGCGCTGATTGCGGCGGCTTCTCAACAACTGACGGGAGAGAACACCGTGGACGAACTGTTAGAACAACTGCGCTGGATTTTGAATTTGCCGCTGTCTTCGACGGCTGACGACGTCAAGGGCGAGCTGCAAAAGCTGATTAACCGGCTGTCCGACAACCAGGGCACCGCAGCGGCCAGCGTCAACCTGCTGGAACTGCTGACCCAGCAAGATGATCGCATCGCGGCGCTATCAGCCCAGGCACCCGGCGTTCCTGATCCGGCCAAGTTTGTGCCGGTGAGTGTACTCAGTGCCGTGCAGCAACAGCTGGCAGCTCTGAGCCAGAAAGTGACCGGCGGTGAAGTGGATGGGCTTATCCAGGCGGCGCTCAGTGACGGTCGTCTGCTGCCGGATATGCAGGATTGGGCCAAGTCGCTTGGCAACAACGATATTGCGTCGCTCAAAGCCTACCTGGACAAAGCGCCGAAAGTGGCCGCACTCAGCACGCTGCAGACCGGTGGCAAACCGCCCGCCAATGCCCAGGATAAAACGGGGCTGGATGCGGATGCGCTGGCCGTCTGTAACGTGTTTGGCCATGACCCGAAAGACGTCGCCGCCTTATCACAGGAGATCTAACCATGGCAGCCACTACCCAAGACCGTAACACCCCATACCGTGATTGCGAGCTGACGCCTATTCCGGTCGCCGCCAAGGAGAAGATCCCCGCTGGCGTCATCGTCTGCATCAACGCCGACGGCTATGCCATCAACGGCAAGGAAGCCCCCGGCTTGTTCTACGCCGGGCGCTCCGATGACTCGGTGGACAACCGCGAGGGCGAGAACGGCGAGCAGTACATCCTGGTGCGCAGCCACAAGGCGTTCTGCTGGGAGAACGACGGCAGCATCACCCAGGCACACCTGGGTAAACGCGCCTGCGTCCTCGATAACCAGACGATGACGGCGGACGACGGCAGCGCTCCGGCATCCGGGGACGGCAAGGCAGACGCCACGGCGGCCACCCGCTCCCAGGCGGGCACCATCATCATGATCGACACCGACGGTGTCTGGGTCTACTAAGGAGAAAGACACATGTTAGTTAATGCATCGACGGTCAAGGCCATTTTCGTCAACCTTAAACTGACCTTTAACAAGGCGTTTGAGGCGGCCCCCTCGCAGTGGAGCCGGGTGGCCACCCTGGTGCCGTCCAGCGGTAAATCGAACGACTATTCCTGGCTCAGCAACTTTCCGAAGATGCGCAAGTGGATCGGGGATAAGCAGGTCAAGGCGCTGGAGGCCAACGGCTACACCCTGATCAACGACGACTTCGAAGCGACGGTTGCCGTCAAACGTAACGACATCAAGGACGACCAACTGGGTATTTATGCGCCCCAGGCGCAGGACGCCGGGTTCAGCGCCAAGCAGTGGCCGGATGAAATCGTGTTTGAGCTGCTCAACCGGGGTTTCAGCGCGTTGTGCTACGACAAGAAGCCGTTTTTCTTCGACAAGCACCCGGTGGGCAAGGCGCTCTACTCCAACAAGGGGAATAAGCCGCTGTCTATCGATACCGTGGCCGCTGCCAGGGCGTCGTATGGTGCCGCCCGTACCCAGATGCGCAAGGTGAAGGATGAGGAAGGCCGCCCGCTGAACATCCTGCCCGACCTGTTGGTGGTGCCGCCTGCGTTGGAAGACATTGCCAACGCACTGATGACCGCTGACCGCCTGGAAGACGGCAAGGTCAACCCGTACAAGGGCACGGCGGAAGTGCTGGTCGAGCCGCGTCTGACCTCCGACACCGCCTGGTTCCTGCTGGACACCAAGCGCCCGCTGAAGCCGCTGATCTTCCAGCAGCGTGAAGCGCCGGAGTTTGTGTCGCAAACCGACATGAACGCGGACGACGTCTTTATGCGCGGCGAGTTCAAGTTCGGTGCAGAAGCGCGTGGCCAGGCCGGTTTCGGCTTCTGGCAGATGGCCTTCGGCTCTACCGGCGACGGGGCGTAATCATGTACGCCACCCGCGACGATATGGTGACCCGGTTCGGTGAGCGGGAGGTAATTTCCCTGACCGACCTCACTTATGCCGGAGCCATTGACGATCAGGTGCTGGCGGGCAGTCTGACCGCCGCCAGCGACGAGATCAACGGGTACATTGCGGGCCGTTACCGCCTGCCGTTACCCAAGTTGCCGCCCATTCTGAAAGGGATCGCCTGTGACATTGCCCGTTACCGGTTGACCGGCACCGAGCGCGTCTGCAGCGACGAAATTCGCGACCGTTACCGCGACGGTATCCGCTATCTGGAGGGGGTGGCGGCGGGTCGCGTCAGCCTGGGGGCATTTGATGACACCGGCACCACCGTGCCTTCCAGCTCCACGGGGGTGAAGTTCTTTTCCGGGCGT